TGCATTGACCTGCCTGCGAACAACAGGAAGCTCGGCTTCGCCTGAGTCCCTGAGTTCTTTCAGTGCTTTCTTTGCACGCTTTTCTGTGACCCCTTCAAAAATGTTTTGCAGGATAAAGACTAATTCGTCGTCGTTTTCTCCTGACTGCACTGCCCCAAAGATATTTGGGTCCAGCTCTGCAATCTGCTCTAGAGTAAGCTTCTGCAGGAATTGTCGGTCCTCCATGTGCCAGCCAACGTATGTAATCAGTAGGCCTCGCTCCAGCAGGTAGTTAGCACCTAGCTCCATTTCACGCTTATAGCGTGGAATATATCCGCTGGTAGTCATCCACTTAAGAAAGGATGAAACGATTTCTGCACGAGCAATGTCGCTGGATTCCACGGGGTATGCCCGAATGTTGGAACGATTCAACGAAGACATAAACAAAGACACCAGGCGTGTAATACGCTCGTCGATGACGTGGCTCTCCGTGTCTGATGCTCCCTCCCAGGGGAATGCATCGGCCCCGTGCTTGCGGTGATCACGGCTCTTGCCTGGCCACCAGTTCCTGCGGTCGTCGTAACTCGTGCGGCATAAATCAAAGTAGGCCTCCAGTTCGTTTACTGTTTCGTCGTAGGCATTACGCAGTGCATTTATGTCGGGACTTGCATCAACGTAAGTTAAAGATTCAAAGGTAGATTTATTTTGCATTTAGTTTCTTTCGGATTGATTTCGTCATCTCATGGATGTAACCCTTGTGAACGCCAATTTTATCACACAATTCTTGTGGAAGCATCGGCTTGTCAAGTTCATGCCTAACATAGCGATTTAGGTATTCCCATCCAGCCAAACGATTTACCTGTTCGCTGATCCATTCTGGATCTAAGGTAATGTCATCTTTATCTGACATAGCGATACGATACCCCCTTGTCGTCTTCGATTGCTTCTACGTTTACATTCTTTCCTTCGGTCAGAAAGTTCTCTAGCTTTCGAGGTATCGCAACTGGGACCTTCTTCTTAATTTCCTTGATGTACACGTAGATGTAGCTTCGGTTAGGCGCCTTTGAGTGCACTACGCCTATGTATCTCTTAGGCATAAGCTCTGGTATGTCAACGGCTTCGGCCAGCAGTGCTTGACCAGCTTCGTCAATCCACCTGGCGTAGCCAGTTCCAGTAATGCTATCCTCGGGCAGTTTTGTTTCTACGAGTTCTACGATGTAGTCTACTTGCACTTCGTGTTCTTCAGCGATTGTCTTTAGTCTTTTCTTAGGCATATTAGTATCCTCCTGTATTTGTTCTTGTTGTTTGCATAGATGCATTAGACATAAAGTCTGGCCCTTCGCCTCCGTTTGACATCCGCAGATAGCGGATAACGTCAAAGAAATCCTTCAGTGGTTCATCTGCTTTACCCTGCTTGTTATAGTTTATCAGACTTTCTATGAGGTTCCCGCAGTCCTTGTGTATATAGCAGAGAGGCTTGTTGCTTGCGTCTATCCCTACGTTAGGGTTATAGTTAAACCAGTCGTCGAGTGCAGTGATGCCCTGGTCTTCCATAGCTCCGTTTGACGGTATAAAGCTTAGACCGAAATCATAGAACGAAGTAAACAGGTCGTCGTTGTTCTCGTTTTCTTTAGCAAAGAACCTGGAGTCCCCTATGCGTTCAGTGACTTCAATGCCGAGGTCCTCTTCTATTTCGTTGAATAGCTCGCAGTATCCTTCTACGTTGAGTCCCACCTTCTTTGACGCTGGGCCGTATCTCCACTTGGGGTCTCCGAAGATCGCCCACTCCCCGAAGCTGTCACGGTCGGGCCACTCCTTTCGAATGTATACCTCGCCCTGCTCGTTGACTCCAGCCCATATGCAGGTGTAGTTCCTTGCGCCTGCAGGGTCAACCACCTGGTAGCAGGTGAACTGCGACTTATCAGAAATGTCGGGGAACTGCATCTTGTATTTGTTGGGTTCCTCGGACAGCACATTGACTTCTGTATTGAAGTAAGGAAGCAAAGCATTTGCTGATTTGACTGGTACGCCGTAGGCACGGACCAGTATCTCTGAGTCAGGCCTACCTACTAGATCCTTGGCTATACGTTCGTAACCGCCAAAAGGATTCTCGTCGGAGTGCAGGTAGATTACTGCAGCGTCACGGCTGGGGCTGTACTGCTGTATAGGGACCACCTTGTCCTCTAGTAAGGCCGCAGGCCTTGTCTGAAGTGTCTCTGCGTTCTTGAGGTACTCTGATATGAAAGGGGTATAGCCGTCGATAGGTGTAAACCCGATCAGCATCTTGGAGTCCCGTGTAGCTAAACGGAAGCGCAGGGTGTTTACCAGTGCAGCGTCACCAAGGTATTCGTCCAGCCAGGCCCCGATGTTCAGCCCCTTGGGCTGCTTGAACCCGAACTCAAAACCTTCCAGGATCGTCTGGTTATTACTGTACTGCGTATAGGTCTTGAAGTCCACTCGGGTCCTCGTATCTGGAAAGATAAACGAAGAAGCCGTGAATCCGTTCTGCATAGAGTAGTTGATATACCCGTCTACGCTCTTAGTCTTGCGCTTGAACTCCTTGGGCATCATCTCCCAGATTGCAGCCTGCTGCACCTTGATAGACGTATCGGCATTCTGAGAGAAGCATACGATATGCCCGTCCATACTTTCGGTGACGGCCTCCATCAGCATCTTTGCGCATCCAGTTGTTTTCCCCGATCTGTTGCCACCTAGTGCCAGGACTTCGTTCTGCGCACGCAATCCCGTGCGTATTCTGTCCCAGCCCGCCAGGTCAAAGCCATAGCGAATCGGGTCCTCGATGGCTGCCTGTATTCTGCCTTCGTGCGCCTCGTGCAGGGTAGCTAGTAGCTTAGGGTCCTGCTCACCAAGCAGGACTATCTCCTCGTCTGTAGGAGGCCGCACTATAGGGTGCTCTGTAAACGTAATCGGCATTACTTAGACTTCTTCGGCTGCTCGGTCTTCGGGGCCGCTGGCTTCTTGCTCCAGTCGATATCGTCGTAGTTCTTGCGCTGCTTGGCAGCGTTGTGCCCCTTGCGGGGTGCGCATCCTTTACCCATCTGTGTCCTCCTGTATTAGTTCTGCTTCTTCAGCTTTCTTGAGATTGGCAATCCTGTCTCGGGCCGCCTTGATAGTTTCTTCGTAGTCCTCCTGTGTAATAACCTGGCGGTCCTCTGTAATCTGCGTGGCCTCGCCACGTGAAGTAAATGCCTGCCTCGCTGCATTGGACACAGAGATCGATATCTCCTTTAGGTCCCTTACCGTAGGCTTTAGCTCTCCTGACTCTAGGTCGTCCCTTACAGAGTTAATCAGGTCCTCTTCTAGGCTACTGAGGTTCAGGTAGTTCTTTGCGGCAATCTTGCCGCTTAACTCTTTAAACTTCCCTAGATGATCCGTGTAGTCCGACAGGACGCTGATGACGGTCTCCCTATCAATCCCGTACTTCTTAACGATACGGGTCTGGCTACTGCCAGTGCTATACAGATACAGGATGGACGCAACCTTCTCGGGGTTGTGTCTAGATAGACTACGGACCTTCTCGATCTCTTTCTTCTCGGCTACTTCCCATATTGCACCCTGGATTTCCTGCATAAGTGCAGCCTTATCTTCAGGGGAATTGTTGTCTGGTTCCTCTAGCATTTCTTAATTATTTATAAAATAAACTTGACAGTCAAGTAAAAACTACTGTATAATCCTTTTATACTCCTTAAGGAGTTCTTGCCTTAAGAAGTTTCCTGGCCCCGTAGGGGCAAAGGAAATAAGGAGGAACCAAGGACAAAGGAATCCTTAAAGACACTCCTTAAGGAATACAAGAACCTAGCCACGGGTAGAAGCGTTGCTTCTCCTGATGCCCTATGAAGGGGGTATTTTTTTGAGGGGCGGTTGATGAAATACACAAAAATATAGCTAGTTAATAGAAGCCCCCGCCCCCCCTAGCTGAGACTGGGTCGCAATAGCAACGGCCGTAGATCTGCTGAGACTGAGACTCATTATCAACAGGCCTGCATAAGCTGGGCTAATACCAGACCGAGCCAGCATAAGATCCGCTAATACTGCGGGTCGATAAGCTGTCCTAATCCTGCACGGACTCAGCATAAGATCCCCTAATGCAGGGGGATCCATAAGCTCGGCTAATCCTAGGGCGGCCGATAGGGTGAAATAAGTTTTTCTTTTTCTGTAAGTGAAAGGATCAACCAGATAAGTTCCCCTACTTGCATTGCATCCAATCCTCCAGCATAAGTGCAACTGATTTAAGGGAGCGGTTATGGCTTGTATAAGCTTTGCTAATGCCCTGCTGCGGCTGAATCTCGGAATGGTCGAATTTGCCTGTATGGCCTTCTGACGGCCTGCGAGGGGTAGGGTGCCAGTCGAAAATCGGACGCCTTGTAGGGCTTCCTAGGTGCCCTGCTGTCGATTTCATTTTTGCATTTTTGGAGCATTATCAACGACTTACGAAAGTCTATCAACGACTTATGAAACTCTTATCAACGACTTACGAAACTATTTAGGGGTAAAACGTAGCAATAGTTTCATTATTTTGGATACAAGGGTTCAAAAGTAGTGATAAAAAGAATGCATATTTACTTGACTCTGCACAATCTATGCACATTCTGAGGTGCAGTTCCCGTTCCTTGACAGTCCCAAACGCTACCTTCTCTGGTGAGATGCACCAGATGGCCCCTTCGTGCGAAAGCACCTAATGATCAGTAAGTGGAGGGGTGGCCGCCGAGCGGCCATGATGACGTAGTAGTGGGACATAGATTGGTAAACTAGCCGCAATTCAGCGACGGTCTCAAGCCCGTTCAATTAGTGAGAGCCAATAATCAACACATCAAAATTATGACAAATAAAAACGAAAGTCTCGTCCGCTATGTAGTAATCACAACTGGCGGCTACTGGGGTAAGTCTACCAAGCTAGAGGACGCCTTGAAGAAGGCTAGTGTAACCACGTTCTACTCCTTGAACAGCAAGAAGAAGGACGCCTACACAGCGCACGTCTATCGCTTAGAGCTAGACCCAGTAGAAAGCGTCTACAATGAGGAATCAGCCAAGGCGATACGGGCAAGCGGAATCAGCCTCGACGGATACGAGGACGGTGACATCATCGAACCGTGGGTCAACGACTGGGGTAGCCTCGGATCGTGGGGTGCCAAGTCAACCGAGAAGGTAATCGAACTCAAGCACAAGTAATTCATTCAGTCGTGGCTCCTCGGGGTCACGGCTTTCTGGGTAGACGGATGTCCCGTCTGACTAACACATAACCAATAAAACTATGCCAAACATTGACAGCATCATCGACTACGAAAACGGCGAGCTAGACTTCGTCGAAATCATCGAGCTATTCTCAAATCTCGTGAAGACGGGCACGATCAATCACCTTCAAGGTAGCTACGGGCGACAGGCCGAGCACCTCGTACAAGAGGGACTCATCGAGCCAGACGGGACTATCGACTGGGACAGCGTCGACCACGCCGAAGCCTACGGAATGTAGGAAGCACAGCCTGCTAGCTATTCGCTAGTGGGCTTTTCGGGTAGAGGCATACTGCCTCTGACTAACACAAACCAATACAAACTATGAACACAGAAACAAACATCAACCAACTCGCTAGCGAGATTGCAACTGAGATAGTCGAGCATCGCATCGGCTCGCACCTAACATGGGAGTGCGACGAAAGCGGAGACTGCATCTCATTCACCGAAGAGGCACAAGACCTGTTCATTGAACTATACGACATCGTGCACAATAAACTAATACAACTATGAAGGAAAAAACTATCAAACGAAACATCGTAGCTTTAGCGCATGCTAGGGCTTATCTAACCTCTCAAATTGCGCAGGCATACGACTCCGACGATATGGTTTTATACGCCATACTCAGAGAAGCCAGAAGCGTCCTTGAAGATGGGGTTAATGAGCTTAGCGGAGCAGGTGCAACACCTAGCAGTGAACTACATTCTATCCCCAACGACGAAGCGTGGTGGGATGAATCAAGACAAACATCAACCGATTAAAACTATGAAGACATTTAGAATCATTCTAATTACAGCACTTGTCGTGCTGACAAACGCCTCGGCAAATCGGTCCGAGATCGTAGCGGCTACCCTCATCTTAGAAGCAGGCGGAGAGTACGCCTACGGCTCGATGCAAGCGGTGCACGAGGTCATACTCAACCGAGCTGTCAAACGCAGGCTCACGGCCAAGCAGGTGTGCCTACAGCGCAAGCAGTTCAGCTGTTGGAACAGCGGCCAGATCGACCAGCTATTAGCCAAGGCCAAGCGGCACCCTCGATACAGCGAGGCACTAGCAATCGTGCATTCGGCGCCTACCAATTACACGGGCGGGGCTGATCACTATCACGCTGACTACTGCAACCCATACTGGGCTAGCTCATTGCAAAAGACTTGCAAGATCGGTCGGCATATCTTCTATAAATAACTAGCACAAACTATGAAACACAAAGTCAAATCAGTCCTAGAGCATGGCGTAATAGTAAATGGCAAGCACGCCATCGGAAGCTACGTCAAAACTTATTGGGGTAACTTAAAGGTTACAAAGCACATCATCAAATAACACACAACCAACACAAACTAACTATGACAACTGAATCAAACCTACAGGTCGGACAGGCATACATCGTGGACAACAAACCGATGGTGCTGACCGACATAACATACGGGAGGCACAGCTTTACCGACGGTCGCTATGGCTTCGGTCGGGAGCTGGGTAGCCGCCCTTCGGACGCCAAGATACTCGACGCCCTGCAGATTGCTGAAGGCGTTGACCCTCAAGATATACTCGACAAACTCAAGCGCACCGCTCAATATATGGTGCACTGCAACCCATAACATGTATCCATTTATGAAAACAAATACAGAAATACAATCGGACTTCAACCAGCAATGGCTGGAGCCTCTCGACAATGCACTGCAGGAGATCCTCAAGTGCGACGCACGCCAAGCTCCGATACGGGAGCAGGGCTACACACACTTGGCACTAGCCGAGCTAACTCAGATCCGTGCAGGCATTCAATACCTCAAGGAGATCCTCGATGACCCTATGGAGAAATCACTATGAGCAAAGCATATCACAACGGAGCAGGCATCTTCCCAGATGACGCAAGCGAACGAAAGACTT